GCTCCTGTGGCTGCTGCGAAAGAGGATTGTGCTTGGTCGAACATTACGGCTGTTGCCATGGTAGACTGACGTACAGTCTCCATTGCCGTACCAGCAAGGTTTGTAAGTGTGACCGCTTTCGCTATTGATTCGCCAAGTGCTTTAAAGTTCACACCAGCTTCGAGGATACCCTCGACCATTCCGCCTCGCCATTTATTGGCGAGTCCTTCTATTGACTTGCCTAGTTGGTTTTGGAGACCTAGTTGGCGTTCCATCTCCGCTGTTTGGGCTTCTATTACCTTAAGCTCTTCTTTACTCTTCTTAATCTTCTCTTCAGAAGCTTCCAATTGGGCAAAGGCGGTGTCCCGTTCCTGACCTTTAAGATTACCTATCTTAAGTGCTAACTCTAGTTCATCCTTACGAGCTTCGAATGCTGAAAGTGTAAGTTTGAGAATCTCTTCCTGAGTTTTTTTATTCTCAATTGCTCTCTCCAGCCTTTCCTCGGATAGGATCCTTTCCTTCGATGCTGCTTCTATAATTTCTTCTGGGGTCTTGTCTGCCATCTACTCGGTCTTATCCCTTGAACGGGTACTTGATACCCGTTGTTCTTTCAAAGCCAGCAATAGCTTTTCTTAATTTGAATTTATCTTTATATACCCTGGGGTCATTTAGTCCGTGCTTTGCAACAGACTTCATATACTTCTTCTCTCGACCGAGTGTCTTTGCAAAAGCAGAAATCTCCTGTTTGTTCCCCTTGATGTTTACTGGAATGGAACCTCCGCCGAACATGGTTCCAAGGATGGATTGAATTGCTGTGCCGAATAATTGTAGCCAAATTTCATTTATCTGTCCACTCCTTGCTGCACCAAGGTCTATCTCAATAGGTGTAAGTTCATTGTTTTCGTTCATTGTAACAACCTCATAAGTAAAATACTTCTCTTGTAATTAGTTTGTTTTTCCAAATAGTTTATAAATGAATGTAAGGCAGGACTTTACCCTGCGGTGCTCTTCTGGCTTTGCGAGTTTCGACTCTTCGACCTGGCTCAGCCTCTTCTTGAGGAGCCTCAGATTGTCTCTTGATTTTTGTCTTTTTTGTTCTTTTTTGCTCATTTTTCATCTTCTAACACTTTTACAACATATTTATAGGAACAAAAAAAGACCAAGTTGCTAGGCTTGGTCTTTTGCTGTTTACCTTTTCTTTGAAGCCTTTTCGACAGCTTCGTTCTCTTTTTTGAGTTGGTCGTTCAATCTCTTGACGAACCAAGCTCTGAGACCTATTGGTAAGTTGTATGCCTCTATAAAGCTCCATCCTCCGTAATACTTTAGGAAGAAGAAAGCTTCATAGACTTTTTCCATATAATCAGGTCCGAGCCCAAAAGAAGTCCGCCGTTAACGGCACCTCCATTTCAGTAGCTGTTCCACAACTACTACAAGAGAACTCACTTCGAAGCTCAACATTAGGGATTGATTTCTTATAAGACTCTCTGATGAGCCTAGACTGCTTGCCAGTCATGTGCTGCACTGCCTGTGAAACAGTGTTCGTATCCGTATGACCTGACACCGAGACTATAATCATATTCAACTGGTCTTGAATCGGGGTAGCCGAGAGACCAGCCTTTTTTGTATTGGACACGAGTTTAGCCATCTTAGTTTCATCAGCACCAGTCATAGCCCTGTATTCGACCTCCCAGCCGTTGTCCAGGGTAACAACAAATGTGCCGTGGGCTGTGGCTGTAGTGCCTTCTGGTGTATCTGCTTCTACTTCTTGAAAAGATTCTTCTAAGTTGAACTCAAACGTTTGCCTCTCGGTGCAAGATGGACAAGCGACTTGGGTTGAATAGCTTGAACCATAACCATCTATTCTAGCTTGAATCAGCACTGCGTTCTTGTCTCCGACCAAGAGATCTGATGGACCGACTCTTGAGTCTATGAGGATTCTTTCAAGAAACTTGTTCAGTGCTGTTCCATTCCTCAGTAAAGTGGCGTTAGTCAGAACATCCTCTTCTGCCGTGGTCATCTGTCTAATCTCGATAGTCTCTTGATTATGAAGAGGGTGCCCCTCGGGATAAAACTTTCCCTTAGAGGGCAAGGCTAGAATGGTTGTGGGTCTGACAAACTCCAAAGGAGCAGGTCCAGATTGGGCTGCTACCGAGGCAGCAGGAGAGGAAGAGGTCTTCTTAGACCCCAACCTATCTTCGTTATTTCTCATAACACCTTCTTTCAGTTATTGTGGTAGGTTTATTATATAATATATATCTGAGGATGTAAAGGACTATTTTTGACCTGCGTCCCAGAATTTCTTCGTGGTGAGTGCTGATCCGCCACCTGGGGTCATGTCTGTTCCTGAATTGGCGGTCTCAAGTGAAGCGTAGTCATAACGAATCTCAACCTGAACCTCAGTCAAGTCTTCTGACTCGTAGTCTAATTCGCCGAAGTTCACATTCTTGATCCAAGCGTTCTTCAATGTCCAAGTCTCAATTTTCTCACCTGCTGCGTTTAGCTGCTGAATCTTGATTTCTCCAAGGGCTGCCATAGCTGTTGACTTCGACGTGGAAGACAATGTATCGTTTGGACCAGTCAAAGGAGCGTATCCGCCTTCCCTGATGATGTTTGCAAGCGTTGCTGCTGCGTCTGGGTTTACAGGGTCAACAAGAGTAAAGGAAACTGTCTCCCACTCAACACTACCTGGATAGTAATAAGTGTGGTTCAGATACTTGTGTGTAGACTCGCTTACCGTAAATGAAGGCTTTGAGACCTTCTTGATTGTGTACGCTGGGATATTGCCGTTTAGAAGTTGAAATCTAAAACCTCTCTTTGGCTCCTCTCCGTTTTGTGGTGTTGACCAGAATGCCATGTTAATAATCTCCTTAAAAGTAATCTTTTGTAAAATAACTAGGTTGGACTTTTATTATCCAACCTAGTTTTATTTTGTTTTTAGTCGTCGAATGAAGCGCCTGTGTTTGTAATAACAAAGTCAATTGCGATGAATTCGATTGCACGAGCGGGCTTTAGATAGATTTTTGCATACATGATGTTTCTATCTATCAACTCTGCTGTGGTCGTTGTCTCGTCAAGAATGATTCTATATTCTGTAAGACCGAAGCGTGACTTGACTGATGCCAAGAAAGGGTCTGCTTTAGAAGTGAATCTTGTCCAAGTTGCTTCAACATTCTGGTCGAACAACACAGTTGCCGCCATTCTTGAAATCTCTTTCTTTACATGAATCATCAAACGACGAACGTTGATTCTATCAAGAGCAGATGGTGTGACCTGAAGCGTCTTCTGACCGAAGACTACGATACCCTCTGCTGGGAACTGAGCGATTGGATTGACGTTTGCTTCGTAAAGCTTGTCTCTTTCCTTTGATGAAAGTCGCAATCTAACCTGTGAAACAGGAAGCCCACCTGAGCCGCCTGAAAGACCGCCTCGTGTGAAACCAGCAGGTGCGAACCAAAGTTCTGAACTAGCTGCTGAAGAAGCCATTGTTCCGAGAGCAACCACTGAAGGTGGAACCCATAGGTTTCTGTTGTTGATTTGGTCGTTGACCTGTACCCAAGGGAAGAAAGCACAGCCGTAGCTTGAGTTTAATCCTCTTGACTTAAGGTTAGATACAGCCAAATCAACCTGTGGTAGACGACCAGCTTCGCCGTTGGCTGGTTCGGCATCCCAGCCACGAGGCGTATAGTCACCTGCAAGGTCGATAATAGCTAAAGCGTCTGCTCTCAACTCACAAGTAGAAATAAGCTTTCCTGTAAGACCTGGAGTTGCAACACCTGGGATAGCCATTAAGTTACACTCAACAACCTCTGGGTCAGAGACAATATCAATTGCCTTTGAGATGGAGTTGTATGCGTAGTTTGATAAAGCGGTTCCAGTTCCTGTAACGTTGTCGCAGAAAGGCTCAATCTCTTTGATGTTGAGACCGTCGACACCGCCACAAAGAGGCATTGTGAAACTATCGTATCCAGCTTCCAAAACCTTCTCAAAGCTACCGCCTGGGAGTCCATTGAAGGAGGTTTGGCTATTGAGAGAGCCCGCTACAAACCTTGCGTCACTGCTGCCTGTTGCCTCAATTTGTATAAGGTCAAGAGAGAACAACTCGGGCTGCAACTCTGAGAACATATCTTCAGGTACGCCAGCGACTGAGAGGAAAGGTCTAACAAGATCCTGATAGGACTCGTCGAATCTTCCTGGTGCGCCGACTCTATCTGTCGTGATGCCGAAGAAGGCACTTTTTGGGGACGAAAGTTTTGTATCGCTCTTGGTATTAGTTCTAAGAGTGAATTTCGCTGTGCCCTTGGAGGAGATAGCAGTGTGGACTGGTACGACGAATGCGAACGGAAGAAGTTCTGCGTTTGTGGCACCGCTTGCTACATCAGAAGCTATCTCAACACGGATAAAGCGTGACTGGTTTGCGTGCTCGCCTGCGTGGACATAACGTTTTTCGTTGTCTCTCCACACCATCTCCATATCACCAATGGCTGCTCCGATATATCTAGATGAAGTTGGGTCAAGGTTTACATTTGAAAATCTTTCGTAAACAATTGGCGAAGCATCACTATCTTTTGCATCTCTTACAAGAACAGAGAAAGTTCCGTACTTGACGAAATCGTTAGATGGAGCCTTG